TTGAGCCGTCCTGCCACGCTTGGCGACCTAGCGCCGCCGTTGGGAATGGCAAAGATTCTGACGCCGGGGTAGCTTTGGCGGAACCATCTTACGAACTCGCGTTGTTCTTCGTGCTCGGTTTTTATTCGCTCCATGATCTAGTCAGCACCCTGTAAAATTTTCCGTCTTGTTTGTAAGTGATGGTAGCTGGGGCCATGCCTTTATTCATTGCATCGGCAATGCCATCAAGTGATGATTCCTCAGTGTTCGGCGCGCGGCTCATGCGTTTTGCCTCCACCAGCCTTTCTAACGACTTTTGCCCTGCGTATCCTTCGTGGTTGATGGGTAGATATTCGGTAATCGGTTTATCACTCAAAGCCCCGTAATACGTCACGGCGAGCATTTCCTTGCCCGATGCCTTGCTGACATGCCTGCGCCAGTTCCATTCTGTTACCTGAAGCTCTTGAGCCTCGATTCCCATAATGTCATCAGTGTGTAGCTCGAATCGCTTAGGCTCTGGTGCTGGGAACTCAGCGCCGCAAGCCGGACACTGACGAGCGGAGATCGGGCAAAGCTCGTTGCATGTATCGCACACCTTGACTGGTGCCTCGCCTTCGCCCGACCCCGCTTTTTTCGGAGGCTGCACTGCCGTGATGGGGCCGTGAGTCTCCACCACGCCAGCAAAGTCGAGCACCAAGCAATGATCGGTGTGACTCTTTGGCCTCATGCCTCGGCCCGCCATCTGCACATAAAGGCTCGGCGACATGGTTGGGCGAAGCATGGCGATTAGGTCAATGTCTGGATAATCAAAGCCGGTCGTTAGCACATTTGCGTTGGTCAGTGCGCGGAGTTTGCCTCCCTTAAAGTCCGCAAGAATTGCGGCCCTTTCAGCCTTGGGCGTGTCGCCAGTCACGCACGCGGCAGCGATGCCGCACTGTTGCAAGACCTCGGCCACGTGCTGAGCATGGGATACGCCAGTGCAGAAAAATAACCAGGCTTTACGATCTTCTGCTCTGGCTATCACCTCACGCACCACGGCGTGATTCTGGTCGTCGGTATCAACGGCGCGCTGAAGATCGGCCTCGATGTATTCCCCGCCGCGCTTCTTGACCTTGGACACATCAAGTCGCGCTCCTGTTACCTTGCTTCGCAGCTTTGACAAGTAACCCCGAAACACCAATTCCTCGATGCTAACCGGCTCAATGAGGTCGGCAAAGATTGCGGGGGCATCGGTGATGAGGCCGTGACCCAAGCGATAAGGGGTAGCGGTCAGCCCAATCACGCGCAGCGCCGGGTTGATTGCTTGAAGCTCGGCTAGGAAAGTTCTGTATCCGCCTTCATCGTTGTGGCTCACAAGGTGGCATTCATCAATCAACACCAAATCAATATGCCCGACTTCCTGCGCCTTGGTTCGGATTGATTGGATTCCTGCAAACGTGATAGGCTCGCTCAAGTCTTTCCGCCCGATGCTGGCCGAATAAATACCCATCGGCGCACCCGGCCAGTGCTGGCGCATCTTCTCGGCGTTTTGCTCGATCAACTCTTTGACATGAGTGAGCATCAGCACCCGAGTATCGGGCCACTTTTGCAGGGCGTCCTTGCACAACGCCGCGACAATGTGGCTTTTGCCTGAGCCGGTCGGCAGCACCAAGCAAGGATTGCCTTCGTTGCCTGCGGCAAGCCAGGCGTAAAACTGGTCAATGGCGCGTTGTTGATAGTCACGGAGCATCATCCAATCACCCTCCCCCCGATCTCACGCATTTCCTTCACAAACCTATCCGGATTCGCGCACGTCGCAGGATTCGCCAGAATCTCCTTGCTGGTAAAAGTATTCTCGTTTGGCTCACCGTTTGCCACGTCCTTGCCGTCAATCACATAAACGGCAATCATGGCATCCAAGCCTTCTTTGATCTGCCACGGCACCAGGTCAGGGTGCAGGACGTGACCCTCGCAACCTGTGCGCTGATACTCCACGGGCACCTCGGCATCGCCATGTCTAGCGCATGTGAATTCGCTGTCAGGTGTGGCGGTAGAGTGCGCGCAGGTGCGGCAATTCACTTCCTTGGTGGTGCGCGTCTTGTGGCAAAACTCGTGCGCCGGGCAAACCTTGCATTGATACCAACTAGGGTCAGTGCTTAAAGGCTCAGGAATACGGTCTGACAAGGCAATACGCTTGCCGCGCTCTACCAGCCAATTGGCGATGGTTGCATTAAAGCTAATCTGCTCCGTCCAGATGCGGTCATCATCCTTGCAGATGGCGACGTACAAAGCCCGATCAATCTGGGTGCCCAGCATATAAACCTGCATTTGGGCGTAGTGCATGGGCTTGGCTTTTTCAACGCCTTTGTCTTGCAACTCATCGAATGATTTTTTGCTGTGTGTCTTAAACTCCACAACGTAACGCTTGCCATCCCCAAACGGAACGCCACATTCTGCGATTCCATCAACTGAGCCAGACACATGGCACCCGAAATCAACGCGGCTTTGTGATTTGCCAGTTCGCTGAATGTCGATGCCAATGGCGCGCAGGTCACTGACTAGCGTTTGCTCCTCAAGCTGGCCACGACGAAACAGGCGCAGGATGCGGCCCGAAAACTTTTCCTGAACTGCCCACCTAAACGACAGCCAGAGCCAACGGTCGCAAGGATGGCCCAACAAAGACGCGCCAAGGTGAGGACGTGGCGGTTCCTGGCGATCTTCGTGTGACTTGTCAATTAGTTCTGCAATCGTGTATTGTGTCATCGTAGTTCTCCAGTCTGTGAAAGTGGCTTTGCCCAGCCTTTCGGCTGGGCTTCTTTTTGCCTATTTACTTCCTGGCCCAAGGAGGCGCAGCGCCGTCGGCCTTCTGTGCAGCAGCGGCAGGCTTTGAAAACGAGGGCACCGCGCTGGCTGGCATGGCATCGCCGGATGCTTTAAAGCCCTTTACGTCATTGCTGGCCTCATAAGTCTTGCCGGTCGCCTCATCAGTTCGGGCTTCGCGCACTTCCAGTTTGATCGACAAGTTGCCGCCAATCAGTTGATCTGTATCGGTCAGCTTTGCCAGACCGAGCGCACGCATCAGCTCGCCAAGTTGCGCGCGGCCAATACTTTCCGCTTTTTCCGACTTGTTCTTGATATTCAGATTGCCAAACACTACCCGCCCTTGATGATTCGGGCCTGTCACGTCGTAACGAATCGCAATGTATTGACCGGTGCCATCTTTGGTGTTTCGCAGCTCGGCTTTGTTAATAGTGACTTGATACCAGCCAGCGGGTAGCGGCTTGAATTCCCCATCGCCAGTTGATTCGGGCAGGTCATCAAGAGTGATTGCGTGTTCAAGGAATGCCATGTTATTTCTCCAGTGTTATTTGAAATGAAGGCCGCGAGGCCGTTACGGTAACTGCGTCGGCCAGTAGTACTGTGATTTCCGGCGCGGTGGCCTTCCACGCCGCAAGGTTGATTTCAGGTTTCCAGCGAAACAGGCTCGACAAGTGCTCTGTCAGGCCATGCTCGGCGGCAAGTTCCTGCACCTTGTCTGCATCGACCTTGCGAGTAAGCCGGCCTGTAATCTTGATCTGGTGGCCGGTAATTGTCTTAGCGTTGAAGGTGCCGTCCATTTGCTCGCCAATGTGAAAAGCTTTTATTAGTTCATCCTCTACGGCTCGGCGTGCTTCAACGGCCATGCGTTCGGCTTCTTTGGCTTGCAGCCAAGCTTCTGACAGTCTAAAAAGATCAGCTTCGTTCATTTGTTTCCCCTGAGTCATATTCTGTTATAAGTCTCAAAGCAGTCAGTTCAGCTCCTACATCCTGCCCGGCCCAATCTCTTTTCATTAGCCAGTTGGTCAATTCTTCAGGTTCGGCTCTCCAATCCCAACCATCTCCGAACGACTTTGCAACTAAGATTGACTCTCCTGTTTCTGTGTCTTGTATATAAAGTCTGTTGTTAGCCATTTTTTAAGAATTTCCCCTTTTTGCCATCATTGCATCGGCAAGCATGTAGGCTTGAACCGCAACCATTTCCTCAATTTCCATTCCCGCATTCACCGCATCACGGTCTGTGGTGTTGGCGAGATAGTGCGGAATTGCTAAAGCTGCGAATAGGTCGCGCAAGGATTCGGGCGTGCTCATTTTTGCCCCCCAATCTTCGCAATGATCTCGCCCAAGTCAGGTGCTTCCCAAGCCGCCAGCTTGCCGGAGCGATCTTTAGCCAACCACGCGCCGTCGCCGTCACACATAAGCGCACGCTGGCTTTGGCCTTCGGCGTCTTTCTCCACGCGCAGGGCCAGTACTTCGTCAAAAAAATAAGGCAAGCTTTGAGATAGCGTTTTGCCTGGCATGCTCGGGCCATACATCACCTTGCCCATTTCGTCTTGAAGCTTCTCCAGCTTGGCCGACATATAAACATGCAGGCCGGGCAGGTCGCGGAATGAACGAATCAGCTCGGTCATGGTGGAATTCATCTCGCCATATGCCGCCCGCCCATCCTTGGTGGCTTTCTTTTCGGCATTTAGCACCACCTCGGCCACTTCAGAAATGCTATCCAAAGCAACCGATTTGAACGCCTTTGCCTCGGCACTATCACGCAGCCAGACATAAGCCTCGCGCAAATCGTCCATTGAGCCGATTTCGATGTAGGGCACGTCGGCATCCGCAATTGACAACAAACCGCCCTCAGCCGACAGCACAACTGGATTTGGGAGCGTTTTAATAAGCGAAGTTTTTCCAGATCCACTTTGCCCATAGCAAAGAATCTTTACGCCTTCTACATGTACCTGAGATGTTTTTTTAAGGTTAATCGCCATTTCATTTCCTTTTAATTGTTGATGGAGTTGTTAATGCTTCATGGGTGTCCCATCCATTACGAAGCCTGTACAAAATTGTTTTGTATTCAACATTTTCAAGCTCTTCTGCCCATTGTTTTGCAGTTTGAATTCGTCCCATGTACTCAATAAAATAATTTTTTCTTGTGTTATTGCTTTGCGTTTTTGCGATCGCCCATCTGCAATTTTCAGGTTCGTAATTCCCTTCGTTGTTAATTCTGTCGATGGTGTGACCGCTGGGCCTTTCTCCCATGTCTTTGTAAAATTGAACAAATGAATTTTTCCATTCATCGCAAACAGTAATCCCACGACCACCCCATCTTGGGTAATCTTTATCGTTTTTATCGTAACAACGAGATTTCATAGCTTGCCAGCTTGAGTACGTGTAATTTCCACTCATTGCGTGCGTTGCTCTTTGTTT